AGTTTTCGCCCTAGCATATCCAGCGGCTTCGCGGCGTTCGGCGTACCAAATTGACATCATCAAGCCAATTAGCAGCAGGGCCAAAAAAGCGCCTAGGAGCTTAATGTTTCCCATCGCACTTATCCTTTTCTGATATCTTAATGTGGTCAGTTCCTGCGTCAAATGAGATACTTACATCTTTATACTTAATTGAGTACAGCTTAGAAAGCGCCTGACTTATGTGCTCACCAAGCAGAAAGAGTCCAGAAACGCATGAAGCCCAAATTATGATATAGGCAATCAATTTAGTTTCCATGTGCGGCTCGTGTAAAGTAACTAGATACACAACAGTAGCACACGGGATTACTGTAATTATCCACTTCCTTGAGATGAATCTGAAGGCCAGCTCTCGCTTGTTACATTGCATCTTAAGCAACCACGAGGTGATAAACGGCACGAATGTACTCAGCAAGATAATTGCTATCAATGCTAAGCAAGGCATTATTTCAAAGTCTATCAGCATTGTAAATTCCTTTCTTAATTAACTTACTTCATAATAATTATAACAATAATACAGGGGAATGTCAACTTGCCGCTTCAGCTACACTACAACAGTTAATGCAACACAGAACCAAAGTAAGCCGCCCCAAACCCACTCACCTAAGTTCCAAGCGTTTTTGCCTTCATCACAATTAAGTGCTTGGCAGACCATTGTGGCAATTAGGTATGCGGGGCCCATTAACAGCCCAGACAGCATTAGGGGTATGGAGTATAAGGGTAAGCCAATTAAGAATGTCCAGACAAGGCCACGAAGGCACAAGCCGCAAAATCCATAAACTCTCGGTGAACTTATGTGCTTAATTAACTCATCTATAGCAGGGCACTCTTCACGAGAGCTCTGCTGACCAGTAGTCAATTCACCTATATAGGTGCCCCAGCCGCAAATCTGCTGGCCGAGGTACATAGCAAGGCAATTAAGCACTGCATAAGTAATTGGGCTTACAGCTTCTGGGCAGTAGCTCGAAGCGAAATTCGCCATAGTTAATCCATACGTGAGTGGCTGCCAAAGTTTATTAAGTGGCAACTCACCTAACCCAGGAAACTCAAGGCCGCCACGAATCCGGTTAATGCAAGCCCCGTATAGGGTTAGAATGATAATTGAGCATATAATGTTAATCATCTTTAATCCTCCTAATCTTTCTTCATTAAATCATACATGCTAACTCGGCAAATTTTTGATCCTAAGACAATCTTGTTTTCGACCATATTTAGGCTCATCTGCTCATTAGGATTGTTAATTTGCACGAAGTAAACATAATTGCGGAAGAAGCCAATAACTGCCCATTTACTTGAACCGTCAAAAATCGGCTTAAATTCCTTATATACATTATAACTTGGAAGTCCAGCGTCGGTAAATTGTATCAACCTAATTGAGTAATCAGCTCTCTGAACAATTAGGTAATTAGCCCTTGAATGCAATGAAATAACTTTATTATTATTGTCCGCTACAGCTATGCCTGTATTAGTAAAGCTAAGCCTGTTGTTTGGTATGGTTTTTCCTCCTTGAGGCTGAAAATTGTAATCTAAGATAAGTAACGTATGCGGCGCATCGGTGTTGGTTCTTAGCACTGCTAAGAATCTATCATGAGGTGCCGAGTTGTTCATTGCCCAAGGAGCGTAAATTAAGATTTTCTGTCCATTAGTCGAGTCCCAAAAAGTCTGGTTAGTTGACATTACGTCGTCAATGTTCTGCGTGGTAGTTTGGCTAGACCAACATACTTTAGCGTAACTAAGTGAATCACAATAAAAATTTGCCGTTTGATTGTACGTGAACATATCAACCATAATGCAAAATGCGCCGTACAAGCCATCAACATAATGATAAGAGCAACTCCATGGGTCTGCTGGGCCAAATTTCGACGCGCTGCCTCTATGCAGATATAGCTTAATTAATGTTTCTTGCGATACCCAATTTCCTCCAGTCGAATAAGAACCACCAGATTTAAGCCCGTGATGCTCACTCAATTGAGATTCTACAGTATTATACCCATTAAGTCTATTAGCAATAACACCCAACATTGACGCGTTGTTTCTAAATGGGCCGTAAATTTGGCTAGTGCCGCTAAACTTAGAAATGCCACTTATGTATGCTCGCTTCATTAAGACCCACTGCTCAGGGTTAGATGAAGCATCTCTGGCGGTTCGCAAGTTAATTTGGTTTAAGCCTGAATCAGCGTAATAAGTAGATGCGTACCAATGCTTCTGTCCAGGTTCATAAACAGGACCAAACATTTTTGGCGTATTATCCTTAATAGTTACGGGACTTTCGCTTGAAGCGAAAGTTAATTGACTATCAAGATAATTAAAGTTACTTATCATTTCAGCACTGTCAATAGCTTCTTCGTCATTGTTTGAATTAGCTGTAAATCCAGCACCTTTGAATCTAATCATATTTCTAAATTGAACCAGACCAGCTGGCAATATTTCATTTAGTGCACCACTCAAGTAATAATTCTGTCTACAATTATATGTATTTTGCCCAGTACTTAGGAATCTTCCACGAAGCCTATCCTCATGCATTTGCATATAAGGATTGTAAATTGACCGCCCTGCGTGGTCAGCATTATATTCACTTGTCATCTGAGGTTCATCTGGGTAAGTCAAAGTAAGCCCATTGAACCATTCAAGAGGGGCTAAATTCGAGGCCCCTTTTCCAAGGGGCCTTAATGAAGTTCTTATCACCATTAACTTATTCCTCCTAATTTACGCCGTGGTGTCATATTCGGCTTCAATATTAGCTATCCATTGAGGCTCGTAGCCCGGAAGCGCCGCCGTCGAATTATACCTAAATGAACGCCGCAAGGCAATTAACTTATATGGAGCACTCGACTCTTGGAATACGCCATCAGAATTATCAATCCAGTAAGGTGTGATAGCTGAGCCATTGACTGTAAATTCGACGCCGGTTACCAACGAGCCGTAGCTTGAGTCAGAGCAGTCAATTAGCAGCTCAAAGGTAATTACCGCATCATCCGGAATGCCGGCCGGAACTGTGATAGCAACAGGTAATTTAGCACTGCCGGCCATATGAGTTACTCGAATTGTATAGTGCTTAATCTGGTTATCAAGCGTAACCGCAGCACTATCTACAGCGCTAATTTGAGAGTTCCTTGACATCACTTTCTCAGTTGCGGCACAGAGCATCTTGGCCGTAAATGTACTTCCAGAAGTCCATTCAGATGTTGCCATAGCAAGCGAGCCATTGGAGTCGATTAGAGGCCACTTAGTTGAATCTGACAAAGTGTACTCAGAATAATCATCTCCTGGGTTCTTAGCCGCTACTTCAATCTGACCGCTAAATGTACTTCCAATCCCAAGTGAGCCAGTTGCAACAGCAATGTAAGGTGCTGATAAGCGGGAAGTAAAGTAAGCCGAACTTAATGCGTTACCAGATGAAGCCATATCCCAAGAATCATATTGAATATTTCCGTTAAGGATAGACTTAATTCTGTACATATATAATCCACGGTTAATTGTACCGTTATTCGGCAGAGTTACTTGACCGCTGTCAGCAAAAATCCACCCACCAACTTCTGGTGTTAATCCCGAGAATAGAGCCGAAAATTCCTCAACAGTGTTTGGTACGTCATTAAAATCACTTAGTACGCCATAAATGGTTTGGTTAATCGTGATATTCTGTGAATTACTGACTTCAGCAACATTGGCCATCTGACAGATTGTTAAGTCAGCAGAGCACACAATGAACTGGTCGAGGTAAATTGCGCGGCTGCTTAACTGGCTTAGGTTCCAATTAAGGTCTTTCAAGCCAAGCTCCGCTTCTTGCACTGAAGTGAATAGCTGGCTTTCGTCAGAAACCTGCTGAAGCAGCAAGAGGATTTGCCCAGTTTCAATTAACACCAATCTAAAGACCACAAATTTACTTGCACCGTTACTTAAGTCAAGCAGAGTTTTCGCGCTCGTTGTTGTATTGTAATAATAGGGTTGAATATTCGGTTGAGCAGTTTCGCCATCATGGTCATAATTAGGGTAGTAATATTTGAAGTTAATTGACGACATAGCCGGAAACAGCTTACGGTCAGGCCGCTGTGAATTACCGGCGTAGTTGATGCCTTCCTTAATTAAGTCGAAACTTTGGCAACTCAAGACCTTGGCCGAATCTGCGGAAGTTACTTGAGCAGCGAAGTTAACTACCATTATAGGGTGGTCGCGCCCAAATGTACTTGAATCAGCCAAAAACGGCCGCACTGAAAGTTCCGAGGCCGTTAAGTCGCCATCTGCATTAACATAGATGTTGCACAGAGCCAAGTAGATGTCATAATCTGCTGTACTTATTTCTCCGACGCCGCTTTCATTAAGTCCAACATAAACAACTTGGCCTGCATATTCGGGCCCAATTGTGATGGTTTCTTCCTGATGTTGCACCAAGTCCGTGCCATCAAACCACTGGAAGGACTTAAGTAAGATGGTATTAGTCGAGCTAACCGTGGCAATATCAGCCGTATAGGGTTTAGTCAACCCAATTAACAAGTCCTTCTTTTTCGGCAACGTAGCTGAATTTGCACCAGATTCCGCAGTAACAGCTGACAGCTCGTCTTCAAGTTCCTGAAGTTCATCTGCTACTTTACTCCTAACTGCATCAGCCGCCACGTTATTCATATCAGCACGAGCCAAGTCAATTCGAGTACTGTTCAAATAAACGCTAAGCGTCTGTCCGGTTTCGGTGCTGATTTCACGGTCATTGTACTCAACACCCTCTCCAGTAACATTAGCAATTCGTAAAACGCCTTTGCTCATTTTCTATCCTTTCGTCAATTAAGTTTAATAAATCCGCATCCGCATAAAGTTGCTGAAGCTACTCTGGTTGTAGCCCCAAACCACACAATTATCTCTGTAGGCCAAACCATTCTTATTGAACCGCACGCGGTAATTAGCGGGAATGATGAATTGGCCGCTCGAGCAACCCGAGCTGCTTCCAGTAAAGTGGCCGTAAAACAGGTGGTTCTCTAATTGAGTGCCATTTGGGTCAGAGATAATTATGCTGGCTGTTGAGCCACCTGGCCCTGCAGCAGTGGCGCTAATGAAGACTGGCTGACTCCACGATTTGTTACTTGTGAACAGCGACCCGTTGTATAGCTCTGAGGAGTAATTCGGGGCGCCGTTTGACGAGGTAGACCTAATTAACGGTCGAACACAAGTTGAGGCTCCTTTGTCCCAAATAAAGTAACTTCCTTTAATAGTACCATTGTTAGTTGAGCTGCGAGTCTTAGTAGCTATTCCTTTAGTTCCTCCAGAATCCAAGTAAAGCTGCATCTGGGCTTTAAGCGGGTTCATCATAGAAGTGAGGGTCGTAGTGCCGCCATCGCAGGTTACAACTCCATTGCCTTCCAAGTATTTAAGCGACTCGAAAGCAGTCCACATGGGTTGCTGAGAATTTCCGCTCGAGTAATCACCTTGAAAAGTATCTTTGAAGCAAGCTGCTGAGTAATTACCGATGTAAACTGAACCAGCGCCGGTAATGAAGTCAGTGCCATTGATGGTTCCATCAACTATGAGTTTGCAGCCTTCTTCAATTGTCAAGGTGTATGCACTAGAGCCAATTAAGTTAAAGCAGTGCAAAACGGCTCCACCTGACAGCGTCACATTACCAACCATATTGAATGTGGCATAAGGTGCTTCGACCCGTTTTCCAGCGAAGTTACTTAAGTTGGCATTCGAAGCATCTTGGCAAAAAATGAACCCACTTGAGTCGGCTGCTGCAGCGCCGCCCAGTGACACCTTTGCTAATTGAGGGTTATTTCCAGCCAGCACATCGTTGCCGCCTTCGCTGATGAAAGTTCCTTCATAGGTGTTTAAGGCCAACTTAGTTACCGGAATATTCTCAAGCTGGTTGATAATATCAGATGAAGCTACATTGCTGAAATCGGCCCGAGCAAGCCAATGGCCTCCAGGAGTCGCACCATCGTGAATTGCCACTGTCCAGTTTCGAGTGTCAACGAAGAGCTCCCGAGGGTTATAAACTGCATTGATTTCTTCCAAGTTACCTGAGCCCAACTGCGAAATTCGGCCTTGGTAATCACTGCTAGGTAATCTATCTGTCATAAATAAGACCTCCCTTAAATAAGTTAAATTGTATCCCTGTTATCTCACAAAAGCCTTTTACAGCATAATTGAGCATATGGTAAACGCCAGTATTGTAGATGTTGCCTACGAGGCGGCGCCCAACGAAGTATTTGTCCTCAATTAACACCTTGTGATGCGGCAAGTTTCCGTAGGCGTCGGTTGAAGATGTCAAGGTAATTGACACGTCATATCCCATTGAGATGTTCTGGTTCCACTCGAAATCAGGCTCCTGGGTGACGGCACAATCAAGCTGGGGCGCTTGAAGCTGGCAGTCCCAAATGAACTCCTTTCTGTTACTTGACATGTTGGTGTCAATTCGGGTTATAACCGTAGTGCACTCGATGGGGATTTCTGGCGCGAAGCTAATTGAATTAAACTCAAAAAACGCGTCCACTTTGTCGATACGCTTGGCCTGTTGATACACATCTGTTTCAAAGCCGCAACTTAATTCAAAGCCACTGCTCCATGTATTGTCATAATCATTCAAGTCAACATCAAAGGTGCTGTCGTTTAGGTCTTCATTGAGTAAGCTGTCATTCAAGTCTTCCTCGAATAATGCTGGTAATGGCAGTTCCAGCTTATTGAACTCGGGTTCAAGCGCATCAACTAAATGTGTTATGACTGCATCAGCGAGCGGCAATTCTGCATAGAGGTTAATTGAGGCACACATCGTATCCGGTTGCTCAGCTGACAAGCTTCCAATTGACTCAACGTGCAGCCTGTTGCCGTAGTAACTTATTTCATTAAATTCTGTATTATAAGCACTGCGGTACTCGAAGTTCCAGAAGTGCTGGAAGTTAATGAAATTGAAACCTCGAACAGCAGTTAATGAGTGCTGAACCTTGAAAACGCGCCCGAGTAACAAGTCGATGCCAAGTATGTTGCCGTAATAATTGACAACGAGGTAGCGAGTTTCAAGCAAGTCGAGGTATTCGATGTCGATGTCGATTGAGTTGAAGTAGTCAATTAACATCTCATTTACGACCTTGAACCCACCGGAACCCAGAGAGCCCAAATCTTCGTAGCTGTAAAGGTTCTTGTCTGAGTCAATGAAGTATACAATGCCAAAGGTGCTAGTTAAGCAGCAATCTCTATTAAGAATTCGATGCTTACTAACTTCCTTGAAATTGTAAACCAAAGCCGTGTTTAGCTCGGTGGCGCTAATTACGTTATCCGATGTGAACACCAGAAAGCCGTTTTTCTTCTTAGCCAAGGCAATTCCCTTGCCAGTGCTAAGTGAGTCCAAACTCTGAAAACCGGCTCCAGTGGTTGTACTCGGCTGGAAATCATCTCCATTACCAACGGCACTCCAAGCTATGACATCGTCGCTCAAGGCAATTAACCTATTATTCGTAGCACAGATGAACTTGGTGCTCTGAGGGAATCCCGTAGGGCTGATTTGCTGAATAGAGTTAATTAAATGGTCATACTTAAACAGCACTTGGTCACAAAGGATATAGTAATAGGAGCCAATGTAGTCCACGCTTACATTTTCGGCATCGCTGCTAAGCATCAACAACACAGTTCCATCGCCCGTGTCGGCTGAATATCTGTAAATGTACTTGTTTGTGATAATTAACTTCCCAGCATCATCCTGCAAATCAACCACCTTTTTCAGCTCGACATTCCTTGAATAAGGCATAAAAAACAGCGGCTTATAGCCAAGGCCAGTTGAGTAGCCATTGTACGTCGGGATAATGTTCGAGCCGTCTGTTATGTTAAGTTGATTGCCTTCGACTCTATCATAGGTTATATTAGGATTGAATATCAATAAGTTCTTATTAACTATTGAAACCATTTTGCGGCCTCCTAAAGTTACAAGCAGTAGAACTTATAGTATCCTGTAAAGTCTACCGTCTTTGTGATTACATTAGCTAATTTAGCACTGACGCTAAGCAAGTTGCCTTCCTGGTCAACCATATAGTAACAGTTGTACTGGCAATCGCCGCCGGAAACTGTGAAAGTTAATTGACGGGTCTTAATAGACCACGCCAGTGACTCATCTTGCAGCACGTCCCAATCTGTGGTAGAAGGTACTGTGAGGGTTACTGGTGTATAGTTAGTTGACTCAACAATGTCACTTAACTCAGTTGTCTTGTCAAAGGCCTCGGATATCTGGCCTAACTTAATTGTGACTGAAGTAATAGTCCGCTGTCCCTTGAACATTGCTTTAAGCACTTCTTCCTCGAGTGTGCCACTTACCATATTAGGTGCAGTAGCACCCTCGAAGACATAAGTACCTCCAAACAGTTTCTTCCGGCCGCCTTTCTTGCTACCGCACTTACTTTTCTCTGCTGAAAATTCCATCTTAATTAACCTCCATTCTGATTAACGCCCGCAGCTTTTTCGAGGGCCCGAAGCCGCTCTTCAATTATCTGCAGGTTATAATTAAGTTGCTCTATTAAATCATTGCTCTCTTCTTCGTAGAGAGGTAATTGAAGCGTTTTTACTGAATCCATCTCAATTACCTCCCTCTTAGTACCCAAAGTTAGCGTAGCGCTCATTCTGGACAAGTACAGCAAACAGCTGGTTGAACTCGGCAAATTCACGCTTGAATCGCTCAGAGTCGTCAAGTAAACCATACAACTTACTTAGCGTCCCAGAAATAACAACGTCCTTGTAATCCCTGAGCAGCCAGTTTCCGTAGGCCGCTAATTCTTCTTCGCGTTCATTAACTTCTTCTAAGTCAAGCACCTTCCATTCGTCACTTTGGGCATCTTCTCTGACTAGCCACTCATTAGATGACCAGTCGTATTTAACCAGTCGCTCAGCTTCTGGGATATACTCAAACTTCTTTGGGAAGCTATAATATGTTATCTCAATTGACGTAGGTTCTTCACTAACAAGAATATCGTAAACGCCCCCGCCGAAGACAAAGACATATTTCTCGCCCACTTTGTACCAGTAGTTGTTAAGCGAGTTCTGCCCAACACTAGGCTGATTGTTTGGCGGGTATAATCCAAGCGGCTTGTAGCAAACAGAGTTAATTAACCTCACATCTGGATTGCGCCTCCACACCCACTTTGCGGCACTCTGCATTTCCAAGTTAGGCGTGTCAGGTGTCAATTCAAGTTGCTTCAAATCGCTTTGGAAATACTGCTTACTGTGAATCCTTGAGATAATTCCCTGAGCCAATTTAACAACAATGTCTTTCATATCAATTCTATTTGACAGCTGGCAGACATCGTCCACAATTTGACTAAACATCTCAATTACCTTTCATACGAAAAAAGCCCCAAGGCGTTTCTGCCTCAGGGCTTTTAATTACCTTTGTTACTTGACAGACGGCAACGGATTCGAGCCCTTAACTAAGTTATTAAAGTTAAATGACTGCGCCGAGCCCACATTGCCAGTGCCAAGTTCATTGCCTTCATCATGTCCCTTGGCCGCTTCAGCATCTGCCTGCTGCTTTTCTTCTTCAGACTTAATTGCCTCAACAGAAGCAAATTTAGCAAGCTCCTTAGAAAACGGCTTGACTTCTTCGTCTGTTTCCAGCTCAATGAAGCCAATGCCATTTTCCAACTTAATGCGACCTTTGGAGGTAATGAGGCTTCGCAGGTTCTTATTATAGACCCTAATTACGCACTGCATATAAGCACCTCCTAATTGAAAGCTACGCCAAGTAGATGTTACTCAGAACGCCGCCCGTATTTTCATCCGCGTACTCGAGGGTGAGTTCAGAGGTAATTACGTTGGCCTGACCGTCCATACCTACCGGAGTCGCATCCTTGATTTCGGCGTCGGTCATATAACCAATCTTAATCAAGCCCGGGTGGTAAATCAGCATCGACTTGCTAAGCGACTCGGTCTGGCTGAACAGCGGGTGAGCAAGAATCTTAACTTCCTGCATTCCCGGCAACTGAAGTGCGTACACGTCGAGGCCGTATACTTTAGTCGCAGTCCCAATCGGGTAATACGAGCTGCCGGCATCTCTAATGAGTTTATTAAGAATATAAAGTACATTGAGAGAAGTCATAACGACGCGTTCATTAGGAACACCCTCGGGGCAGGTCTCGAAGTTACCGTACAGCCATTCCTGAATTGAGTCCAGAGTTGCAGCAGCGGCCAATGCAGTGTTGTTTTTAACAATGCTCATCAAGCCGTCCATCGTACTCAGCACTTCAGAGCCATCAACCTGATTAAGAGATTTACGGCCAAGCAGCAAAGCCATCTCGATGTCCTGTGCGTGCATTGACACGGCATCTTCTTTATTCTCCGTTGCCTTGTTTCCAGTGATGAACTTAATGTACTCGGCTGTACGAGTCGTGCCCCAGCCATTGCGGAAAATCTGGCTATAGTTCATGCGGGGAACGCCACGGCGGTACTTAGGATTCGGCGCCAATGAACCTTCTTTCTTGGCAGTACCCAAGTAAAGCAGTTCATCATTCTGAGTTACTGCGGCTGCCGTCGATTCAGCAAAGCCACGAACGACAGTCAGGGTGTTACCGGACACGGCGCTAACGAACATATATTCATTAGTCTTGGTGTTCATAATCACCGAAGACGGTTCAACCACAGCACCTTTATCTACTGTGATGGAAGTTGCTGTGTTATTTGCCGCAGCCGAGGCAATTAGCTTCGAACTATACGGCTGCTTCATGAACCAGTAGTGGATTTTGGAAGTCAGCTGAAACTGAGCGGAACCCGAACTCAATGCGAATATCGGGGCAGTACCGGCCAGCTGAGACCGGAACAATTTACTATTGAAGCTATCAAGCCGCTCAGCATTGATACCTCCTTGAGATGAAAAGATTCCTGGAATCATTTATTTACTCCTTTGTTAAATTTACTTACTAATCAACAAGTTACCGAAGAGGCCATCAAGGTCTTTACGATGCTTGTCAGCCGCTTTTTCCTCAGCGCCTTTACTTGATAGCTTGTTACTGAAGTCCTGCAAAAAGGTCTTAGTTGCTTCAGTTGCCTCGTCAAGCGACTTACCCTGCTGCAAAAACCCTTTCATTACCTGAGTAATAATCGGGGCGGCACTTGGGTCTTTCATCAATGGAATCTCCCGAGTGGCCTTGTCTAATTGACTCCTGCTTGAAACAGCCGCTTGAATCTTGTTGCTGACATTGCTGTCATAAGCATTAAGGCGGTTTTCAATGGCTTTGTCAATTACACTAGTTGCATCATACAGGGCTTTGCCGTAAGCACGCTGTGCTACAGAGTTAATGAAGTTTCCCAACTTACTTGGGTCTTGCATCAACTCGGCGGCATCGTACTCAACGCCGTCAAGGAAGTTCTGCTTCGCTACATACTGCTTGAATACATCACTGCTGCTCGCACCTTGTGTGCTTTGCACATTCTGTGCCCCTTGGGCACCCTGTGCTGCTTGCTGACTTGCTTGAGCCGGCGGCACCTGCTTGAACGGATTAAGTTCTTCCGGCGCTTCGGGCTGACTTGACGTAAAGACTTGCTTGAGTCTGGCCAAAAACCCGGCATCATCGTTTACTTGTTCGTTTTCAGTTTCCATTTATTTTACTCCTTTATTCTAAATGTTTTGACTGTTTTGGTCAACAGGTATTTCCTGCTGCTGTTGCTGTTGTGCCATAGCCTGCTGAAGTAACTGGTAAGCTAAGTTCCTTTGCTGGATTGGCAATGAGTCAATTGGCGACTCTTTCTTAAACATACTGAAGTCGATTTGGTGTCCTGTCAAGCTGCTCTGGTAATCGAACAACTTAGTTAAGTCATATTCCTGGGCAACTTGCGGCAACTGGATTAACTTGTTAATGAATGTATCCATCTGCTGAGCTTTTATATCTCTATCCACTCCGGTCATAGCAGTGGTAATTGAGTACATAACACCGCGGCCGCTGAACTCACCAATGGCAGTTGGGACGTCATTACCTTGGTCATCTTTAACTGGCAGGGTAGCCTCATGGTCGAAAATCGTCTGGATGTGAATTGACTTCAACGGTGTAATTAACATCGCCTGAATTTGCCGCGCCATTAGCTTCGTAGCCTTACCCGACGTCTCAAGTGCCTTTTTGGCCTGCCACTCAGTTGCTCTGTCGAGGCTGCTCATTAAGCTGGCTTGGTCAGTCGGCATAATAATCTGCATTATGTTCTTCATTTGGTTGATGTCACTTAGGATGTGCTGTGTATCCGGCGCATCATTGAAGTGCATTATGGCAGAGCCAAGTGACTCATTAGGCTCAGACGACACCGGAATCCACGGGCACTCTTCATCAGCTTCCTTAGCTTTAGTGATTTCATTAAGTGAGATGCGATTGCGGTCGTAGAAATTAAGGCCATAAACTTTCTTCCGGTCGCCTTTCTGCTTAGTGTTAATTAAGAAGTTTATGAAACATTGAACCGGAGTGAGATTTTCGGCCGGAGCAACTCCAGGGAATACCGGCGCCACAACCACAGGGATGACTCCATTGGAACTGACTTCTGCATTAACTAGGGTCTGGCCAATGTAAGTCAATTTGAGCAGCGTCTTGGTAAGCGGCTCGAGGCCGGGGAGTTCGAATCCAAGTAACTCAGGGCAGACTCGTACATAGACAGTTGTCTTGTTAATGAAGTTCTCACGGGTGATGTCGCTGTCGCGTTCGGTGTCGTGGGGTAAGGGGTTGAAGTCAAGTATGTACTTGAAGTCCCTTGGGTTGTTCATCGAAAAAACGGCTCGATAACCTGTGGTTCTGCTGCACTCAAGTAACTCGGAAAGTTCCTTGTCTCCGACTTCGGGGTGCAGGGCTTGATTGAGAATGTCTGTTTTGGCAATGCTCTCAACATAGGCGCAGAAGTCGCCACATTCACTGAAAGAGCGCATATCAGTCAATTTACTGAAGTACAGGCAGCCGGGGTTAATTAACTTTAGATTCACACCGAACGCCGGATTCTCCGTGATGCCCTCGACGTTGAATTGGTTAATTGAGTCTTTATCCCAACGAGCTTCCACTACCGCAATGCCGTAATGGAGTATGCATTTGAAAGCCTGAAGTAACACGTTGAAATGGTCGAACCTAGTGAAGTCCTGACTCATACGCTCAGCAACTGCCGCAACATACTTCTGGTTATTTGGGTTGCCGAAAGCTGTATAGCTGTCATTGGAACTAATGAGTAAATTGACTAGGTCTGAAGCGGCCTCATTAAGTTGGGTGGCAGCAAGTGGCAATTTAATCTCGCTACGGTTTTTCATCTTACTTAACGCATAACGCGTAATGCGGTTTACGAGTTCCTGAATGTTGCCGAGCCCTAAAGAGCCACTCCGAGTTACTCCATCATAGCGGTCAATTGAGCTGCTTCGGCCATACAAGTCAATTAACACCCTATCGCAAAGGTGCACCAAGTCGTTGGTCGAGTCGCTGCACATGCCGACAAAGTGGCTGCAGTAACTTCGCAACTCCCTTGACTCACTGTAAGCCTTAAAGTTTTCTACTGGTATAAACATATTAGGTACCTTTCTGTTTACAAGCTACTTGCTGCCGCGATTCGCTGTAACAACTCACTTGAGTATCCGGACTTACTTAACTTCCGATTTTTGGCCTGTTTGATTTTTTCAAGGTGAAGCTCAAGCATCTGGCAACCATAGGCCTCTACGTCGATTAAGTCATCTGAATTGTCTTTGCGCGTCGGGTCAAAGGCAAGTAACTGAGTAATGGTTAAATTATCATTATCACTTAAATGATATACACCTTGGTAAAGTAAGTCAACAAAAGATTTTATCCTAGATGCTTTGCTTTTCTTGAGCGTTTTTAGCGGGACATACTCAATTAAACCGCTACTTCCATTCACTGAGTCCATGTACTCGAACATTGATTTCAAAGATGCTTGATACGCTTCAGCTTCGAAGCCCACAATTGAGACATTCCACTTACTACACATATCCTGCATTGCGGCGTACAAAGCAACTGGTGATTCCCCATAAGCCACCCTTGAGTCGACTATCTGCCAATGAGGTGTTGGAGTTTCATAGTAGCAATGAACAGCCATTGTTTGGGCGTGGCCCCAGGCCGCTTGGCTGATTGCAGGGTCAATTGTGATGAATCCATATTCGTGCTCACTTGACTCAGGGTCTACCTTAGGGCTTCGGGTGATTCGTTGCAAGTCAATTGACAGCGTATTTGCAGCCACGGGGTCATTGAGCATTTCGGCGCACCACTGCCCAGCTAAGCCCTTACTGGCATACTCGTTGTATTCAGCTATGAGGTCAGCGAAGCTGTTAAGCTCTGGCCACAATGGGGTTCCGTCTTGCTTGAGTGCGCTCAACTTAATTGACGCCCATTTTGGGCTTGCACAATTCTCGTTGACGATGCTGTTCCTGTTGACGATGTTGCCCAACATAATTAACCGCCCCTGAGGGCTCAGCGCCTTGATGCAGTCAGAGAAGAACCAGCGCTTCAGCTTGTCGAAGAGGGTTTCGGATTCATTCTCTTTGCGGTCTTCTAGGTCGTCAACTAACAGCACGTCAATTCGGCGGTTATTTACGTTGTAGCCTCGAATCTGGCTGTTTGCACCAAAGCTGCTCATGTTGAACGTATGTCCATTAAGTTGGAATGAATATTCGCCGCGGTCAAGCTGCTCCTTAATGAACTTGGGTACTCCGAAAGCCGCCATCATGGATTCAGAGCAAATTAAGTTCCGAATGTCCATTAAGGCTTTCGTTGCAAGAGGGCTACTGTGGCTCAGGTACCCAATGTTCATATCTGAGGTGGCGCCGTGAATTAACCTGCTTACAGCTATCTTGGCAATTGTCGTCTTGGCGTGAGAGCGCGGGCAAGCAACACAGACCCTCTTAATTGACTCATCAATAAAAAGCCGGAACATCTGCAAATGGAACTCCGGTGTGGGCAAGAGGTCATCACCTGCTTGAGCTCCCAAAGCAAATTGAATATAAGCGGCTTCGCTGCCAAGCAACGTCTGCCGCAATTCTTGTGCATTAACTTCGTATAACATGTTCGCTCCCTGCTCACTGCGTTTGCATATTTGGTTCATTTAATATTCCGGCTATTCCACCAGCTACTTCACTAGCTGCTCTAGCCTCGTCTGGATTCATCTGGATTCTCCGGTGGCGCTTGATGGCAAGTCAATTAAGTTGTCAACTTGCTTGAGCATCTCTAGGCCAGCTGGGCTCGTTGTCTCGGCTTGTTGCACTGGCTCAAAGAAAGCCTCTATCTCAGAGCCGCCTCGAGCAAGTCGCTCCATGTCCTTAGCAGTGAATACATCGAGGACTTTGCTGGAGGCACCTTGGGTACTTGAATTGTTCGAGCTAATTTGCACTGGTGAAGCTAATTGAGCTGCCGGCTCAGAAACCGGCCCCGCCACTGGCCCCGCATTGACAAGTGCATTGACGACTTGTTGATTCAGCTGCAACGTAATAGTCTTAGCTCCTTCGACCAGTTGCTGCATAGCCTGCTGCTTGCCTTTATGCGACCTAATTGCCTTGTTTGCAACGGCCGCAGCCTTGAGGGCGAAAACAGGGTCGGGACGTGAATTAAGTTCTCCAAGGACATTCTTCAAAGCCAGCACCTCGACTTCATCCCACTTACTTGAGGCGTCAGCCGAATTCAGGCGCTCAGCTGCTTCCTGCTGGGCAATTAACTGTTTAAGCTCAGGAACTTCTAGGAGTTCGGCTAGTTGATTAGGTTCAAGGTTCAAAAAGTCGGCCATCATTGCGGTGGGCATACCGGAGTTAATTAACTGTACCAACTTGCTTCGAGCACCTGCATTCAGGCCAGCCCAAATGTTCACTCCGTTCACATCAGCATTTACATCAACATTGTTGTTCTCATTACTTTCCATCTTCCTTGCCCTTCCTGTTGTTGCCATTGTTACTTAAGGTGAATTTTGTGGACTTGTAATTAACATCTTGTAGCAGAGCCCAGCCCCGAGGCGTCCTGTAATATGGTTCCTTAATTAACTTCTCAAGTTCATGAAGCTTCTGCCAAATTTCGGGCCACTCTTGTTTAATCAACTGAAGCTCCTTGATGTTCCTACTGCGGCAGCACCAACACCCAGGCTTAATTAAGCCAGAAGTGTAAAGCCGCCCTATTGCCCAACCCTTCCTACTTAGCCACTCAACACAATAAGCTTTGCTGTGGCCTTCTGCGATGTTGGGGCTAATTAACTTGAAGTTTTTGAGCACGGGTACTGAGAGGTGGTTTCGGGTAAGCTCAGCTGACCTTTCTGACGTACAGCCGAAAATTAGCTGAAGCTCCAGCTGCTCCTCAGCAGCTTTCTTCAAATATTGCTCTTTCAAGTACCTGTTGATGAGAAGCCACTTAATTGACTCGCCCCATCTCAATTTACCCCCGCACCAGCCGCGGCCCCGCTGCAACCGCTGCACGAAGCCCTGCCACTGGAGATTCCGTGAAGCATCTCTGGATCTGTAGAGTTTCTCGATTGATTTATGCAGCATCTCATACTCAAGGTGGCCTTGCAGCTCAGTGAACTTAATTAGCTTCTCCTTGCAAATTGCCTTGAGTGCCTCAGCAGCCTGCTCCTGCTCTGGCCACTCGAAGCCCAAATTGACATAAACAAGTTCATCGCCCTGCTCCAAGTCGCCGCGCTCAAGTAACTCACAAAAGGCCATTAGCGCCCCAGCACTCATTTTGGCCAGCAACACCTTAGTGGTTTTGCGGCTCGTGTCTACGTCGCTTGATTCTTTGTTGATTAAAGTCATTGCTTGATTCCTCCTATTTAGCTAGCTTACCAAATAATCCGGCAGATGTCAACATAGTAGCTGTGGCAATGACTGGTGTTGATGAAGTTGCCAAGCAATTAGCTACTCTGGCTTCTCTGGCAGCTTCTGGTTATTCGAGGTCGCTGGCAAGCAGCGACTGACCAGCCGAAGTCAATTAACCTCCCAGCCAGAAAGCGGCCTCAAAGCATCTATGCTGCTTAAATGTTAATGATGCACCAACACAATTAACTACCAAGATTAGCCTAAGGTTCCTGCTTAGCCGGTTACTCGAGTTTCGCGGCGAGCCGCTCTGGCCACTTCGGAGTTAATTGACTTGTGAAGCTAATTAGCACCTCGTCGGAAACCGGCCCTCGAAGCTGCTAGCGCAGTTAATGCAGATTCACGTGTCAATTAGGTTTCAGCTGCTGGAAATGTCAATTTTCTTGCGAATTTGTAGAGAGTACATTTATATACGCCGGAGCCCTAGCTTGTCTTTGGGGTGCAATAGCCCCCTTTTGCTGGCGGGTAAAAATTTTTGGTATTCATTGATTTTTCGCTTGCAATTAAAAAAGAACTTTGGTAGAATACCCTTATATAAGCAAGATGCTTATATATTGTTCAACAGAATTTTTTGAGAGGCTACTAAAATGAATAGAATGATTAAAAGTAAAGCTACAACCGCAACCGCAACAAACACAATTGCTTCAGCGTTAATTAAAGCCGTGCAAGTCAACGGCTACGACTACGAACAGCAAAAAGTGTTACTTGATAAACTGTCGATTTGCACACAAGAGGCCGTCGACGGTTACGGCATCATATTTTACTTTACGGACTATTCCGCAATTGAGTGCAACGACTTAACAAAGTTGTTTACCGAATTTTACGGCGCACGGCGTGATTTTGCGGAGATTGCAATGCGGATACAGTATTTTAACGGCTGTGCCACCGATTGCCCCGCCTATTTACGCAACGACATTTTAACGTGGTTAAAGGAAAACGACGCTGAATAATTATCACAAGGCTTGCCGGTTGCCCTCAATTAAACCGGCTTTATTCCTTGCGCCTAACCGGCGCGCCTCTAAATTAAACCGGCGGCTTTGCCGCCTAACGTAAACACTTTAATTAAAGGATATAAAAATGGAAAAAGAAGAGATTTTAACAGAGCTTAACAGAATCAGCGCTGGTGACGCCGTACGTGTTGCCGTTGATGACAATGGTAATCTAGTTGCAACTGTTGCCGGTGAATCAGCAAAAAGCGTATCTGTCCGTGTTATTGACGGTATTTCTAACCGTCAATTAAGTTGTCGTTTGATTAAGGATAAGCAGGGAAAATATGATGTGCTTTACACGAATATTCCCGATGTAATGGAAGTTGCTGGACTTAATGACATTTGCCGTGAATTCGTGGAGAAGTATTTTTTAAGCAATTATATCCGCAAACTGCTTACGCTTCCAAATCTTAACAATATTGTGGATATTCTCACCCCGCAGAACGGCGGCAACGCCCAAGCTAACCCGCTTTCTAAGCCGTTCAACGCTCTGGTCAAAGCGCTGGTTGTTAGCCTTAAGGCTAATATGCCGGCAAAAGCAAGCTTGATTAACGAAAAGACAGTTAAAACTTTCTTAGCTGACTTGCAAGCGGCGAATTTGATACTTGGCAACACGCAAGTGAAAGGTAAAAGCGTTACCGTTGCGGATTACATTAGGGCTTTAATTAAGTGGCATTGTGAGAAGCAGAGCCCTAACGCCGTCAATTTCGCACACGGGGTAACTTTCTCGCTCGATGACTATATTAGCTATGCCGTTGCGCTTGCTGCAAAAGCCGTTGACCGCAAAGTTGAAACTTCAATTGATGAAGAAGACTTGGATATCTAATTGCTTGCCGCAAAATTAGAGGGGCTTCAATTGCCCCTCTTTTCTTGCTCTAAGCTACAACTTTTTCGTGTACTAACTCAATTAAACCACAATTACACACAAACACATTAAGGACTCACTAAGATGACAAACTTTAACGCCTTTAATCAAAACGCAACCATTTATTACAATCTAAACGTTTTTGAAAAACCTCAATTAAAACAGTTATCTCAATTTACATTGTCCGATTTCGCCACCCTCGCAGAATACGTTGTTACTAATTGTCATACAATAGAATTTGCTCATATACCATCGGAAAAAACAGCCCTAATTAACTTGTTAAATTCAATTGAATCAATGCAAGCAGACAAGACAATCGACGCCGCCGGCAAAATCCGCTCCGGCTATTCCGCCGTTTTGCAACACTTGCCCCGCTTAACTATCATCGACTACATTAAACTCTTATCGGATAGCGCAAGCGCTAGCGCCGTTTACGGCTGTAAATTAACCGAAAATCCACAGGAAGCCCCGGCTATTCTATCGAACCTAATTGACAAGCTGACTACCGAAACGGCAAGCAAGAGCTTGCGAATCAAGCAGTTTGAAGCAGAGCAAAGAGCCCGATTACGTGCGCGCGCCGAACGTAGAGCTAGCTTAGAAGAAAAGCAGTTAATTGAACGCCGCAAACAGCGGGCTAAGCAGGTTCAAGCGCAAAAAACTAACTTGAAGATGTTCATTAAGGCGCTTTCTGTTGAAGCTGATGAAGCTACTTTTTCTCAGAAGGTGCTTAAAGTGGCAGACTTAATTGACAACGACCTCGACATCTAACTTTCGGCCTAGCGGCCTCAAGGAACTTACTTTACATCATAACTTAATTGCCTACTAGCAACCTAATTAACTCTCAGATTTGCACTCAATTTAGACGGAAAATTTTGTCTAGAATGGGTGCAAATTTTTGTCTAACTTTGAAGTTACTAGGGGCTGTTCAGTCGGTAATTAAGTTATTTTTTGCTCAAGGTATTCAAAATCCGAGTACATTGACCAACTTTTAACTTAATTACCGACTGGGCGCGCGTTACGACCTTTTCTACTAAGTGGTTTTTCAAGGTTAATTAACACTTTTTTCTTGACAGCCAGCCTCGCTTAGCTTCGCTGCGCTCGGCGACTCAATTAATTTCAATTCGTCATAAAAGTTAATCGAGTCTATCGGCTTAACACAAGTGCTCTGCACATTAACATAAAGAGGATAATTAAATGCCCATTTCTATGAGTGAGTTAATGAAACAACTCAATAAAGTAACTAGCCAGCCGGCCTGTGCCGGCCAAGCAACCTCAATGCCTGCAGCAACTTCGCTTTGCTCGGCAACACAAGCTAGTCAGCCAGCTAGCCAGCCAAGCAACACGGAAGCTCCGGCATCTTCGCTGCCTTCATTGCCACCAGCAACTCAATTACCTTCACCTTGTTCGGCATCTCAATTAGACCCAAGCCAGCAAATTGCAGTGCGAAACATCTGTTCAAGCCAATTGAGCATCCTAACCGGAGCCGCAGGCACTGGAAAAACATTCACCTTAAAGGCCGTTTTGCAGGAGCTCTTAACTAAGTTCGATGCGTCAAGCATCTTCCTCTGCGCTTTCACGGGCAAGGCGGTGCTTAACATCATCAAGTCAATTAAGTCAGACCCTGCCCTAGCACCCTTCATTCCCCAGTGTCTGACCCTACATAAGTGGCTTCAATTTGTGCCAGAGTCAATTGAGATACCAGACCCAAGCAAGCCCTGTGGGTACCGCCTAAGCCGCCGATTCGTTCCGACCTTTAATGCAGCTAACAAGCGAATTGACACCAAGGTCCTGATTATCGACGAGGTGTCAATGGTATCCAACGAACTTATGTTGCAAACTTTAGCGGCACTTGATATGCACAGCCTGCACAAGTTAATTCTCGTGGGTGACATCAACCAACTTCAGCCAGTCATCGGCAAGACAAGCTTAGCTTACTTCGGGGCGCATTCTGGTTGCTCACTCAATTATCTTACCACTGTGCACCGACAAGCTGATGGGAATGACATCGTCCAAGCAGCTCACCTCTTCAAGTCAGCCAACCTGCTTGCCCTGCAACAGGCCATCAAAGCTAAGGAGTTCAAGAACGTCAAGTTCATCAAGGCCGAAAACTACCTTGACCTCTATAGGGTAATTGAGTTAATTAACGAGAAATACCACCTGCGCTTCAATGAACAAGAGGATTGCATTATCACCCCGACGAACATTGGAGCTACTGGACAAGAGGTTCTCAATCAACGGCTCAACAAGTACCTCAACGTAACTAAACAAGCAGTGCTTTGCGGCGTGGCAATTAAGTTATTCGGCGTCGGCGACAATGTGATGTTCACGAAGAACAATTACGAAGACGGCTACATCAACGGGACAGTAGGCCGCATAATTGAGATGCAACTTAATTCAGACGTGGTGGCTGGCGCCACAAATGCAGCATCAACAGAAACATCAACAACAGCAGCGCCCTGCGCTCAGCTCAGCTCTGATGAACTCGATAACTTAATTGACCAGTCAGCCCAGCAATCAGCTCAGCAAAGTGATGGGCAGAGCCCATCAGATGATGAAGGCTTCTTCTCAAAGAAAGCAAGTCATACGCTGACCATAGAGTTCATTGACATCTATGGCACTTTACGTCAAATCAGCTTGAGCACCATAGGCGAGATAAGTAACTTGCTCCTAGCCAACGCCATCACCTGCTACAAAGCGCAAGGCTCAACGTACAAGCGTTGCATCATCAATTTACTTGACTGGAAAAATGGCAACTCAATTAACAACGAATACGCCTACACCGCCTTGACTCGGGCTTCTGACTTCGCTTGGGTAATCTACAACAAGAGTGGCTTAGCCAAGCTCAAAAACCGCCAGCTGCCCGGCTCTTCGGATAAGGAGAAAATTGAGAATCTTATCTCAAGTAACTCAGACAGCGAAACCGCCGCTTACATTGAGGACTTTCTCAGCAAGTGGTTGCACGAGGCTAACGCCTCTGGTGCAATTTAGTCGCAACAGTAAGCAACTTAATTACGACAATAATAATTAAATTGTGATGCGTCAGCATCACTGGAAGGACATTAGAATGAACAACACAATTAGCACTTCGTGCACAAAGCACACTCAGAAAGTACTCCACGTTGAAAGCGGGGCCGAACTTTTGAAGTTAATTAAGTCAGACTCTCAATTAGCACAGGCAGATGTAATCCGGCTAGTGGAGAAAGCCAACGGATTCTACGCCGCAATTCCCTTAACAGACTTACTTGAAGCCTCAACGTCAATCAAGCTTCAGCAAAGCCCCAAGAAGCTCTGTTTCACTGGAAGAGCCAAGTTAAGCTACACCTTCGAAGCCGCCCAGCTGAAGAACCTAAATCAGGTTCTCGAGTTCCTTAGCTACTCCCTACAGGACATCACAATTAAAGCGATGAACAATCAAACCGCCGGAGCTTACGCAAACATAATTGTCCTCGGAGAACTCACCGTGGCCGGCGAACACCAGAACTTTCCATTAACTTCCAGTGCCCTGCGCCGCAAAGTTATAACAGAGCAGCTTGACTTCTTGCCTTTCGCTATGTTCAATGCAGCACAGCGCAACCCACTTGACGGCTCTTATCAGAACTTAATTAAGTGGAATTCGGGCATGAGCTTCGAGCAGCAAGCAGCGAGCCCGCTTGGGACTGTGGACTTAATTATGTTGGAATACAGCGAAACCACTTTGCGTTCTGTCTTGCGCCAGCGTAACTGGGAGGGCTTTGTCTTTTATGACTCAAGTAGCTCCTTCATCCCAAGCAAGCGTACCAGCCGAGTTGTCGCCCTGAAGTTCCCCGTGTTTATTCCGGCTCAAGTAACTTCATTCGCCTATAACTACACAACGAGGGGCCGAATCATAACTCAAGTAACTTGTTGCACTGCCGAAACCGTGCTGCCAGATGGGACTACATTGCCTTCAAAGCGTGTAATCCTGGGCTCTGGAATCGACGACTTAATGCGGAGCAAGCTCGAGGCCGGCTTTCGGGTTGACCTCTTAATTAAGTGCGAACATGTTAATCGAGATGGCAACCTAATTAAGCCCGTAATTTCCAGCAAGACTTACATAGATGAAGCTAAGGCAAGTGGTTACGAATAGCGATGCTAGCACATAGCAAGTAACTTCAACAACATAACACCAGTAACAATTCACTCAATTCACAAACGTGGCTTTAGTCACTAGCCTCACTGAAAGGACAATTAAGATGACAACAATAACAAGATATTCCAAGCCGCAAAAACGGTCAAGTCAAGCAACTTCCAAGTCAAGCAAGTTCACCCAGCGGAAAGCCGCCCCAAATTCCGTCAGACTAGCCGAAGAAGTTAAAGCATACAGGAAAGCTAAGCTGGCCTTTCGCGTCTATGCTTCAATGGGCGATTTTGCCAAGGCACTCAAGGAACTTATGAAACTCAATGAAATCACTCGCTTCTCCGTGCACCCAGCTATCACAGGCAGCGGCCCAGAGGGTGCTTGCTTCAGTAAGTACCCCGGCAGATGGACTCAAGGAATGCTCAAGCTGATTCCAGCGAAAGAGTTAATTGATTTCCAACTCGAACACCGCTCTAAAATCTGCTTTGGAAACATCAAGATAATTGACTCTCACCTGAAGCAACAGCGCCACAAAATCGTTTACAACTTAATTGCCTTGGAGAAACTCAAGGTAAACCGAAAGCAGCTTAGCCACTACATTCACGAGTGCCTCGCACAGCAAGCTTACTCAGACCATATCTGCTTCTTTCCTGATTGGGAAATCAAAGTTAATTGGGTTGAACAGAAGTTAATCAGATACAGCGAAGCCATTGGCAAAGCCGAAGCCGCAGGCGAGGCCGCCAATGCCGATTAAGTTAAGAGAGGTTAAGCGACATATCAAGTTAATTGAGCGTCGCCAGGAACAGCCCTTTAAGATAGTTATAACATTCAGCCGCAATGGACTTATAACGCGGCAGGAACTTCATTCAGTCAAAGATTTTGTTTACTTATACTTTGACTTGATGTATAATAACAACGGAATAATCAACCTTTATATAGAGGAAACAGACAAAGATGATTAGCTTAAACGAATTACTTAACACACTGCCAGCTGGCGGCCCTGCGGTGACTAGCGCATCATTAAATGCTGAAAGCAAAGCAGAAGAGCCGAAGGCTCCGAAGGAAGAAGTCAATTTATTGAATGCACCTATCAACGCAGTTCAATCAGCTCAGGTGTGGTCAACCGACCTCACGGCGCTGGCCAACTTCGAGGACTCGATTGACTATATGAACCGCATTGAAGCAATGCCGCCATTGGCTGACCTAATTGACCTCTATTCCAAGGAAGCGGCCGATGCAGCCTTGCAACTTAACAGCGAGCAAATCGAGCTCCTTACTTTAGTTCACAATGAACTTGGGAAAATAGAAGAGTCAATTGACTTGAAGCAAATCGACACTTCAGTAAGTGCCATAATGGAGCGGCTTCAGGAGAATCCGGAGGTGCTTAACTGCATTCAACCTAAGGATATGCGTATCTTAATTAACTCATTCGACCGCTTGTACGCCACGAAGTCGGCAGTTAGCTCAGCACGCAAAGAGAAAGCGGCCGAAAAACGGAGCAATAAAGCTAAGCAACTTGCATTTTTGGAGGACCTAGACAATGAACTCGACATCTAACCAGGGTACCAATTTGAATAAGACTCTCAAGCTAAGCGCTGTGGGAGAAAACAACTTAATGGACTACTGTGGCGCCACACTGATTCCAGTAATTGAACACCACATAGCAAGCAACCCCGGCGCCCAGCGCCTTTACGTCGAAGTTGCTTTAAGCCACTATTACGCTCTTAGCACCATTGACATGATAAAGCAATATATCAACAAACATTTAACCAGTTCAGTAAGTTGGCGAATCAAAGCAATAGATTACCGCGAGGCCACTTTTCTGCTCTCGCTGTTAATTATGCCGGTTGAAGTCAAGCAAGCTTCAAAGGAAGAAACTGATTCAATTAAAGCGAAGAGTCAATTAGTGGAATACAAGAAAGCAACGTCAAATAAGCCTCATAGTAGCCGTAAGGCTACCTGTTGGAGATGGTGCAACAAGGTAATTAACATCAATGGCTCATTCGCCACATTGGAACACAAGCTTCTTATAGCAGTAAACGAGGCCGATGCTGATGGCTTCGTGGCAATTAACTGTACCTGCTTAATTGACCCCGCAATTTGGCCAGCGGCTCCGGAAGCCCAGCCCAAGGTCGAGCGTCAATTTAGAACCGAACTTAATCGAGCAGTCAGAAAAACGCCTCTGAAGTATGCTCGCTTGCAGCTCATTAAGGAGAATCACATAATCAAGTTCTCATTAACTCCAAGAGTTCGTTGGGTTAAGTGCTGCATTTGCGGCGAATTGAAACCGCAGGAAGAATTCGGGCCGGCTAAGACTATCTGTCTTAATTGTCTTGAAGTAATGGAGGCATCTGAATGAGCAACATAACAGATGAAAGCAACGAGGTGCAAAACAGTGAAGTTCCACGAACTTCACCCAAGGCCATCTCAATTAGCTACAGCTCCTTAGGTAGCTTCGGAAGTTGCCCGATGCGCTTTGTCCTAAGCAAGTGCAGTAACTTCGAAGTACCAAGGCGCAGTTCGGCAGCTTCGTTAATTGGCACAGCTATCCATGAAGCATTCCAGTTCTATCTCATCACAAGGAACTTAGATGGAGCAGTCAAGGTGCTTATGTTGAAGTACCCAATTAAGTTGAAGAAAGCGATGCAGGGCAATTACCACTTCCTCACAGCCTACCGCATTTTGAGGGAGCTTGTTAATTGGTTTGAACAGGGCACATACGACTTACTTTACATCAATGAAAAACCGGCCATTGAGTTCAAGGTTGATACAACATACCTAATTAAACATACAAATGAGCCGTCAGGCTCTCGGGCGGTTGAGTTGGATGAAGTCAATTATATCGGCTTCATTGATGCCATCTTCATTGACCGCTCAACCGGCGAAATCGTTGTCTGTGACATTAAGACCTCGTCAACTACCAGCTCTGAAGAAGAGGAGATAAGCAAGTATGCCCTAAGCCCGCAAACTGTTGAATACGTAACTAACATATTGAACTTACTTGGGTTTGACCAGCAGGAAGCGGCCTCGCTTATCTCGTCAATCAAAGTCCTTTACTTAATCTGCAGGTTCAAAGGAACAGAATATGCAATTAATCCGCTGTTCCTAAGTAAGACTCCAGAGTGCGTTGACAACCTGATGAACGGGCTGCGGCAAGTTGTAAGGTTAATTGAGTCGAATGGCCTAAGCACAGCGGCCTATTACAAGAGTGGTAATTGTGTCAGTTATGGAACTCGATGCCCGTTTTTCGAGTGGTGCCAATCAGGTGCTGTATGTCAATTAACTCTTCAGCAAGCAGAAGACCCGAGGAGAGCATATAGCACTAAGAAGATAATTAAAGTGCTTGAAGTTTAACAGCAGAGTGGCAAAGCCACAACAGAGCGGTACGTAAGTGCCTTATATTAATTAAAATGGGAGGGCGCGTTAGCGCACGAGCAATGAAATTGAGTGAATATCTTAATAAGAAACCAGTCGTAAAAGTCCTTTGCTTTGGCGAGGGTAAGACAGGCAAGACAACCTTTGTTACTGATGTCTTCAACTTAATTGACAAAGGTTACCACATCATCTACATTGACTGCGACAAGTCAATGAACATCATCTTCAATCAAGCAGCTAAGTTCAAGCATCTCGATAAAGTCGATTACTTTCAGCTAAGAGATGAGCAGCACATCACAATCTTGCCGTTTGTCAATGCACTGATAAGTAAGTGCGACTTCTACTACAACGAACATACTGGAGAAGTGGTCAACGATGCAAGGTTGCTTAAGAACAGGAGTCAATTTACTTGCATTCACGCAAGCCGCATTGATGAACATACAATCATAATCCTCGACTCGCTTACAGCTTTTGCGGAAAGTATGTTCAATAAGTTAAGGGAGAAACAGCTGTATGTAATGGGTAGCTTTGACAAGGACAAGCTATACAACGGTCAAGTACAACAGTATTACGGAGTGCTCTCAACTGAATTCTTCGAGTTCCTTGACAGGCTCAGCAACTTGGCGGCCTCGGTATTCGTGATTTCACATACCAAGACAGTTGAGCGGAAGAATAAGGCAGGTGAGGTGATTGAGCGGAAAATATACCCGCTGTCAACTACCATCAATGCCTCGGAGGCGTTAAGTAAGTACTTCGATGAATGCTTGTACTTCTACTCAAGGGCCGGCAAGTATTATGTTTCAGCTCAAGCAACTTCAGAAGTTTGCGGCATCGGAGGACGGCAGCTTGAGCCCAAAATTTACCAGTCGAGTGAATTAACTCCTAGCATAATCCTCCAGAAGTACAACCACCGACTCAACGAAGCCCCGATTCATGACATCAAGTTAATTGAGTCTGAAACCCCAGAGCCAGCGTCGAGTTCGGTGATTGCATTAACTTCAAACAAATTAACTTTGTAAATTAAGGGGCTCCTGTGAGCCCCGCACTAGGCACTGTATTAAGTGCACCTCAAATAACATTAATATTAACATTAACATATAAGTAAAGAAAGGAATTTACTATGAGCAATGAAATCAATTTCTTGGACGTCAACTCTAATGAAGTAAAAGAAGTATCCACTAACTTCATTTGGCCGAAAGGCACTTATGCACTTAAATTGGAAGAAGTTAAGCAGGTTGACAACGAAACCAGCAGCCGAATTGTCTTTTTCTTCGTAATTGAGGACGCCGCAGATGTTAGCAGCTCAATGGACATCTCCAAGATAATTGGCAAGAAAATGGTCTATAGCATGCCTATCTTCAACCAGACTCCTGAAGATATTGCCGAAAGTTTGGGTAAAGTAAAATATGCTATCCTGAACTCCGGTGCCAACAAAGAGACTCAAGGAACTTTGATGGACTTAATTAACTCTGCAATCGGCCAGGTCACTTGGCACAAGGTCTTCGAGCAGAATGGTAAAGATGGCGTAACCAGAAACCAGATTGACTGGACTGAGTTCAAGCCGAAAGCTTAACATTTCACAAAACAAATCAGGTGGGTGGGCTTCGGCTCACCCACTTAACTCCAACCGTATAATTGGATGAGGCAAGATGATTATCTTAAATATCAGCTCACACGATTCAGCTAACCGGATGCTGGGGCAGATGCTAATTAACTCAGCCGCAAAATTCGGCCTACCTAAGCCAGCGGTCAAAATCCTAACTGGTACTAATCAGGTTACAAAGTTCATTAACAAGGAGGCACTTTTGGGCCTCAAGGAAACCATCTTCATAACAGATGATATTAAGTATGCTAGCAACCACAAGAAGCCACACTTCTGCCAAGGGGAAGTTACTTCACTCGAGGCCGAAAATAGCTTCGTTATCTACTTGAGTTGCAAAGAGATAAGTAGCTTCTTCAACCCAGCTAGCCGCATTCATTATGAGCACATCTGTGAAAAGGCTGTGTTACTTAACTACCACTTATTGCCGAAATTTAATTTCACATATAAGCCAATTTACAGCACGGCCGAATTTCGGCTCTTCGTTGAGTGGCTTACAAATAGTTCAGCAAACTGTATGTGGCTAATTGGATGCGACATTGAAACCAGCAACTCACTTATCACTTGCATCTCATACACCATCATCAATTTAGCAAAGCCTCAAGCCCCTCTGAGCTTCTGTGTAGACTTAATTGAGTATGCATCCGGAAACCACCTCGGCGAAGCCAACATTCAGGTGTACCTTGAGAAACTTATGTTAATTAAGAAGCTGCACAGCAACACCACCATTAGGTTCGTTTTCCACAACGGCACCTATGACAATTCGTATCTAATTAAGTACAGCTGCCCAGCTTGGGCTTATAGGTGGGACACTCAGTATCTCTTCTACTCAATGCACTCCCTGAGCCGCAAAGCCCTATGGCACGTAAGTAGCTCGGTCAACCCAATGTACAAGTATTGGAAAGAGGAGATTAGAGGCGGTGAAGAAGATGACCTTGATGTTAAGGAAAGCGGAATGCCGCATACAGTTGATGGATACAAGCGCTACTTGCGTTACTGCGCCCTCGATTCATTCCAGACGCTAACTAACTTGTTTTATATGTTGCAGTTAATTAACTTCCACTACAAGTGGGCGCCCCGAAACTACGGCCAGATTCAGCGCTTGAACTTAATCTATATGGAAATGCAATTCCATAGCTTCCCTGTTGACCGTGAGCACTTAACCCAGATTATTCAGGGGAAGTCAATTAAAGCCAACAAGGTAAAAGCGCTCTTCGAATATATCTTCGCTGACGCCCTACCTAACTTCAACATCAACAGCGTGGTAAGTAAGCGGAAAATCTTTTACGACTTACTTAAAGCCGACCCCGTCGGCGGGGCTCTGAGCACGGACGCCGATACATTGAGTCAGCTGGCCAAGCAGCACCCGTTAATTGAATGGTTCGCAAATAAGCTCAAGGAATACCAAGAAAACAATAAGTTCGTAAGCGACTTTGGGAAGCTGCTTAACACCAGCTCAATCAGCTGCAAGCTTAACGCCACCGGCACAATTACCTCGAGAGCCAACGCCAAGGCAACGGACTTCAATAAGGGCCGCAACTTGCAGAACATCACGGCCGAAATTCGAGAAGCTTTTGTTGCGCCGCAAGGCTACTTAATTGCCGACATAGACTACAGTCAAGCAGATACCTACTTCGTAGCGGCTTCAACGGACGAGAAGATGTTTCAGGTAGTTACTGATGACAGAGATACGCACGCTGTTCACGCAAGTCAGGTATTCGGAATCCCTTATGAAGAGGTGCTGGCGCACAAAGGAGATAAGCATAGCGCAAGGAAACTCGTAAAGCCAATTAGCCACGGCGGCAACTACTTTATGACAGCGAGAACGATGTATGCAAGGCTATTAACTGAAATCGGCACAACGGGACTTCAGCAGATGGCCGAGCGGCTCGGTCTGCCCAAACCCAAATTAACAAAGGACTTCATTAAGTTATGCGAAATTGCGCTTCACAGATACAGGGCGCAGTATCCGAAGTTACTTCACTGGCACTACACCCTCTACGGCGAGCAGACGGCGAACCAAGGACTCATCTCAACAGCCTTCGGATTCACCACGTGGTTCCCAATTAAGATGGATAAAGAGAAAGTCGATGGAGTCTTACGGCAAATTGCCGCTTACAAAGGGCAGGGTGGAACAGCTGGCTTAATGAACCGCTTCCTCGTAAACACCTATTTCGAAGGCCGCTCCCAGGAATTTGACTCAATGGAGTATCCTGAATATGGCAAGTTAATGCACGAGGCCTTGATGGCCGGAGACTTTATACCGGTGGTTCAGGTACATGACTCAATTGTCTTCTTTATCCGTGAAACTAAACTTCAATTACTCGATATAGTTATGAAGCAGATGATGGCACCAATTAACTACAATGGACACAAGTTCCACGTACCGGTGGAATGTGAAGTAGGCCGCTTTTGGTCGAAGCGGTTAATGAGCTCTTACAAGTTAGGCGACTTCGAAAATTTCGACCTGAGTAAATTACATAAGCTAGAAGAAAGGACTTTATAAAATGACGAATGTATTAAAAGAAAGATTAGATGATTGTATCAGCACATTACTCAAGTACCCAAATTTATTCGGGGTGGAAATTAACTCGTTGAAGTTAATTAACCAGTATGGCAAAAAGCCAGTCTGGCAAACCAGGGCTATTAGCGGTGCTATGTTTAATGCAGTCGAATTAACTTTCGGAATACCAACAACTGACTATGAAGTAAAGCGAATATTTACAGAAAATGAAGTTCCAAACTTACTTGACTGCTACAAACTTCAGCTAGAGTGGATGGAAAAATTCGGCCCGGTTAAAGAAGTTTACCGCTTTGCCAGTGCCGACGATATGCTCAAAATGTGCCAGTACATTAGCCAACGAGGCTTACGTGGCAGCATAAGTTACTGCTCAGGGGAAGATAATCAAACACCGGCAGTCATCTTAATGGACTTCTACGAATTCCCCGAAGAAGTAAAAGCTATTCATAAAACCACTATACTTTGCCACGACTGGATAATGGAGCGCGAATATTTGGACGAGGCAATTAGCGAACTTTTAGAAAAGCGCCCTGACTTGACAAATTAAACAAAATGAATTATTATGTAATGGTACCACCAAGCCGGTACATTTGTTTTAACTCAATTAACATAAGAAAGGAAATTAAGATGGCAGAAGTAATTAAGACTGCGGCTCCGATGTGGGCAGAGGACTATGATAGCCTCGTTGAGTTGCTTGAGTCTATCGGCGACGGCACTTATGATAGCCAGACTATTGCTCCTGAGTTGTGCCAGATTCCGCCGCACGTAGCTAAGCTGCTGGCTGCTGAGCTGGTAGCTCTTAAACCGGCAGCTGCTTAACTCTTAAAGTTAATGTACGGTAAAGTGCGAGGGCGGCCTTCGAGGTTCGCCCTCCATTAAGAAAGGAATATCATTAAGATGCGCATACACAACAAGTTAATTAAGCGCTTCATTGAACTCAATCAACATACAGAAGCTCCTGAGCTTTTCCTTGTATGGAGCTTACTTGGAATAGCATCTGCTTGTGCCGCTCGGGAAGTATCCTTTCAATTAGGTGATACTACAATTTGGCCCAATCAGATGATACTCTTAGTTGGCAACGCAGGAGTCAGGAAGTCAACGGTGATAAATACGATAAGGCCGCTAATTCCCAGCTATGTTACTTTAGCCCCTAATGAACTTGAGGCCGGAAGTAACGGCTTGGTTCAATTTATGGCCGGCATCACCAATGTTCAGCAGAAGCGCCTCGAGAAGAAGTTACTTAAGTATGAGCACATAGTACCAGAAGATGAAATAAGCGACCTGTTAAATTCAGACACAAGTAACATAGAATGTAAAGTAAGAAGCAAGAATTTCAGCACTCCATTAATCTTAAATAGTGAATTTAGTACCTTTGCAGGAACCGGCTCATTTAAGTTATTCACAACCCTGAGCCACTTGTGGGACGGTTCAGATTACAATAGACAAGGAATAGAAATTAAAGAACCTTTAATTAACATCTTATCAGCTATAACTCCAGCAACTCTGGCCAAAATTTTGCCACCCGAGCAAATGGAGCAGGGCTTCGTAAGTAGGTGCATTTTTGTATATGGTTCTAAGGAAAAACAGATTCCACGCCCAAGATTTTTCACGCCCGATAAAATGCCAGAGTTAATTGACGCCTTCAAGAACATTGAGTTTGTATACCACAACACAACATTTGATGAAACACCAGAAGCAGCAGAATTTTTAGATAACCTCTATATGTTAAATAAGCAAGTCAAAGATTTTCGCTTCACGTATTACAACGCGCGGCGACATATACACTTAATTAAGACGGCAATGTCAATTGCCATCTTATCAAACAGCACTACATTAACAAAAGAAATCTATGAAGATGCCGACGAGATTTTGAGCACAACGGAGGCGCTAATGCCAGAAGCACTTGGTGAATATGGATTGAGTAAATTGAGCGAGGCTAAGCAGAAGCTGCTTGATTACATCAGGCAGTCAGAGGCCCCAATTACCTATACAGAACTTAGCCGCCTCGCCGCTAAGGATATGCGGGACGCTGACTTCAGTGCCATTTTGCAAGGCTTCGTCAATGAAAAGAAAGTATTTACTTGGGTTGGTGCCAACAATGTGCGCTTCTACTCGACGGCCAAATCTTCGATGAATCTTCAATGAACTTAGGAAAGGCAATTAACTATGGGAATAGATAAGCGACGCTTGGTTATAAGCGCCATAACTAAACGAATCCAGACGTACTGGCCGGAGCTCAAAATTTCGCAGGGCACAATTTACTTGTACTACTTAATTGAGGGCTGGTCGGACATTCTGTATACAGATACCACTGGAAACCAGACAATTGGGTTGGGACATAAATTAACAGCCGAGGACAAATTGCGCCTTGAGAAAGGCCTGCAACTCGGCCGCGAGCAACTTGTCTGCTGGGCCGCTAATGATATTGTGAAGTCAATTAACTTGGCAGAAACACAGCCCGAGTACAAGAGCAAGGTCATCAGGCCAGTCTTCAGCTACTTAATATTCAACTTAGGGCACTACGGTTTTTCGAAGTTCGTCAACTTCAAAGCAGCAGCCCTCAAGTTCCAGAAGATGATGACAGATGTTAATGCACTTAAAATGCTCAATGAACTCGCAGACTCAAAGTGGGCCACGCAAGTTCCTCGGGCTTTGCGCATCATCTCGAATTATGTGCTAAGGGGTGAGGTAACAGCTAATTATCTTGACGAAGCAGATTACCACTTCAAAGGTGAGAAGATTCACCCGAATCTCCGAGCGGCCGCTTTTCGAGAACCAAGTTACTTTAATCTACCCGCTCAACAGGAAGTTAAGTGAGCAAAAAGAAAGGGTGGAGTCAATTAAGATTCCACCCTATTTTTGTGTGCACAGAGTGCACTTTATTTGCGACCTACGGTCGCTTAGTCTTCAAGCGGCTCGAACAAGTCCCTGTACGCTTCATAGGAAGAGGCGCTCATTAACTTCTGCAAGTCATTGAAGGCCTCGACGCTCTGTTGCGACCCAAGTAACTCAATCTGCCTGTCAACCTTAGTCATTGTAGCAGCATTGTACTGTGCCTGCGCCCAAGGTATGAAGGCGTCAAGTGAGCCACCAGACTTAATGTAGCCCTCGAATGCCTGGGTAATTAAGTCAGTATCAATTTGCACGTTGCCTGACCTCAAGAACCTAAAGCCAGCCTTAAATGCTTTTCGAAGGTCATTAAGTTTTTCTTGATTAATTGCATCCCTAGCTCTCATGCGAGATTCGAGGCGCCAATTTTCTGCTTGCTCAATTGAGTTGAAACCAAGTGCAGTAACTAGGCTGTTAATCCGCTGGATATTACCATTGCGGTCAACTGAGTAAGTAAACTCATTCCCGTTCTCATCATACATCTGGTTGCCCAATTTAGCAAAAGCTCTAATTGACGACACCGGCGAATACTGGCTAATTAACTCTTGAAGCCGATGAGCGCTCAGGCCAACTTCGCTCTTCATTGCCCCATACATATCCTTAACCAAATTAACAGAATCATCCAGCATTGACATTACAGGGCTAATGTCCTGCAGGGTGAACGAGCCGTTAATTGGCAGGAAGCCTCCAGTAACAGGGTCGATGTCGCCACGGCTACTTAAGTCAGTATCAACAAGTGAGCCTAAGGTGTACATTGCGGCCCGAGCAGCGGAGTCGCTTCCCAAGGCATTTCTCAAGTAACTATAAGTATCCTCTTCGCCCTCAACTGGGAAAATCACATTCTGCATTACTTGACTAAAAGGAAGCGAATTAAGTCCGAAAGTCAAGTACTGCGTCCCAAAGGCTTTGAGCACTGAGGCGTTTCCCAGAGAGTAGGCGTCAAGTAACTGTTGCATTACATTGAGCTTATAGGTCTTAAAGGTTCCAAGCAGCGCAGGAACAGCACCTCTGTATACATTGGGTTTATTCAGCACGCTGTAATTACCAACAACGTTATCAGAGAACTGCTTAGCAAATATGAACCTCATTTGCTGAGTCTTCAAGCCAGCGCGTCCAGCAAGTTCATAGCCCATCAGGAAGCTGAAAGACCTACTTAACTCTTCCGTCTGGTCGGCGGCAGCTGTTGCACCTTTGTTAATTAACTTCAAAGCCTGCTTGAACAGCCCAGAATCGGCAGCTACTTTAGTTGGCTCGAAGACAATGTCACGAAGCATATTAGCATCTCGGCTAACATACCCTTGCTTCTCGGCCAGCTGAAGAATCGCCTTGCCTTTCTTTGTAAACTGTTTCTTCATTGACTCGAAGAAAGCACCAAGCCAATCAACAGTGCCCCAACGCTGTGTCATATCAACTTCGCGCCCGTAGAAGCCAACTCGAGCAGCATAGCTTGAGGCGTCTTCCCACTTAGTCGGGTTAAGCGACATGGTAGCAAAGTGGCTCATCGGTATAACACCAAGTACATTAAGTACCGCCTGGCTCATGCGCCCAAAGCGAAGCAAGCTCCAGTTCACAAGTTGCTGAAGTTTATGAGTTACTCCAAGGGCATTAGCTTTTGGCAGCTTCCCAATTACATTGCTCATCAGCTTCTGCTCATCGGCAATTTTCAAGTCCTTGGCAATTTGGTCATTCAACTTACTTGAGTGCAAATCGCACATTGAACTATAAAAGCTGTCGACTACTTCGTTGAACTTCTGCACTGTCGGCGAGGTATTTACGGAGCGGCCGTTCAGTAAGTTAATGTACTCGTGAATCGCCGTCCGAACCTCAGGAGAGGTGCCAGCATTCTCACCAAGCATCTTGGCGTACTGTGCTTCTCGGTTGAAGAACGCCCCTTGGTACATCTTGCCCAAACCTTGGCCGCGCTTAATTAAGTCATTGTACAAAGTCGAGGCAATGTCCGGGTCGTATTCAAAGGCCAAGCCAATTGACGTCCTGTCCAAGCGCCCGCTGTTATACCTCAACTTGCTGTACTCACCAGAGGCATTAACCCAACCGAGCCACTCTTCATCGGGGTCAATTAAGTGGTCGCGCTGAACGTCGGCCCGAGATTTCACCTGTAGCTTAGAACCCTTACCGGCCCACATAGGCGAGTACTGATTGAGAAGTTCAAGTTCCTTGGCAGTGGCCGCTTTCAGCTCCTTGGCCGAATTTGCGGTTACGGTGCTAATTAACTGGTCACCATCATAGATGAAATTAACTTCGGAGCCCAGCTTGTTGGCAATGTGGAAAGGTTGCGTATACTGTGCATTGCCTCCAAATGCCCTAACAATCTTCTTGCGGCCGCTGTACAGCTCATTGTTAATTGACTTATACAAGTTAAGGAACTCTTGAGTAGATTCACCCAGCTCCAATGTTTTGCCCTCTGCTATGTTAGCTAAGTCCGGCAAGGCAGTTGTCTCAAGATTGCGGTAGCTGTTAGCTTGGTCTGGCGTTAGAAGTCCGAGCCGCTCAGCACGGTCAATGGCAATTGCGTTTCTCGTGGTAAGCATCTCGACTTCTTCTTCCCCCACTCGCTTAACCGTAGTCATCAGAGTGAAGTCATCGCTGATTTCGAAGCCCATCTTAGTTAACTTGGCAAACTTATTAAGTTGCACTTTCTCGACCTCGCCAAGCTTCTCGCCAACTTGCTTGAGCGGTTGCAGCCGGTCAGTAAGATACTTGTACATAGAATTGTTGCTTAACTCTGTAAGCCGATTGACGGCCGCCATCGTCGCATCTCCAATGTAGTTATACATCTTACTGAACAGATTACCCAGAGCCCGAGGCAAGTGGCTTCCTACAATGTCATCAACTTGCCGAACTTGGTCAACCAGAGGATTCTTCGTGAACATATCCGCGAGGCCTTTCAGGGCCGGATTTCCTTGACCGATGTCAATTAACTGCTGGCTGAAATTCGCGGCATTAGCTTCAGAGATGGCTCGAGCATTTTGCATCTGTTCGTATTCATTAAGTTTAGCCGAGTCAACTTCAATGACTAACTTATCCTGAGGAGTCAAGTCAAGCTTGTTCCAGCCAGCATCTCTAAGGCCGCTTGACTTAACATCTCGATTAAGCTGTCCCTTGTAAAGCCGGCCCACGAACTTGGACTGGTCAGTAACTTCATAGCCGAATTTTTGCACCTCAGCAACTAAGTCGTCAGCCAGCCCGAGGTCTAATTTACGAAGCAGATAGTGTTTAGTAAATCTGTCAGCCATAGTCCGGTAAGATTTCGGGGTGGCCAAAACCATCTTAGAGGCAATTTGCGGCTGGTCTTCAATTAACTGTGCAAGTGCATTAGCGACCCACGGATTTTCGGGCGCCATTTTGTCCATTGCTTCAATTATCTTCTTATTCACAAGCAAGCCTTCTTTACTCACCTTACCCAGCTTCTCCGCATTAGCCTTAATTAAGTAAGCATAAGCTTCAGCGGTATCGAAAGTCGGCACAGTTACTCGAGGGTCAACAGTCAGTGTGTTAAGCAAGCCTTTCTTGCCAACACGATACTGCAGGAAACCTGAGGCATCTCTCGTGAAATCGCTTTTCTTGGCGTAGTCAATGAACCTCGGCTTGATTTGCGCGGCCGGAGTAACAGAGCCATCTTCATGAACTACGAAGTAGCTCTTCTTAGGATTTTTCTTGGCGAGTTCATTAACTTGGTTCAAGCTAATTGACTTCAAATTTTGGCCTGCTTTAACCGGCTCATTTTTCAGCAAGGTCTTATAGTCCTTAATGCTGTCAGTAGCAGCCAGAAGCATCGGATTATTGTCAGCTAAGTTACTCAGCACTAAAGCTTCGCGCGGATTTTTAGCCAGCTTCCCAAGTAACTGCTTACTCATCTGGTCGTTCATTGACTTCATTTGAGTCAATTCAGCCTTGGCATCAGAAAACAGCTTCGTGTCGATTTTGCCCTCAGCAAGTAAATTAGAAAGGTCAGCTGTAATAGCCTGCTCAACTTGAGCCAGCTGCCTACCAGATTCCTTAGTGGCGACAAAAGCAACCGAGTTATTAGAAACCTGTTCCCCGAAGGCGAAATTCGTGGTGGGCTTAATTGAAGCGCGCTGCTTAAACACTGAGTTAGCCTGGCGTGTAAGCTGATTAATAGTGTTTTTGGCTTGCCGCATTGTAGCTATGGTCTCAAAAGCGGTTCCACCAAGCAGCAATCCCCAAGACCACTTAGGCGACTCCTTGTACACACTCAAATATTCATCAACTGCTTTGCCATATGAGTCTTCGTAAGAAGCCCCTAAGAATGCAAGTTCACCAACTCCGGCTCTGGTTGCGGCCTGAGCAACATTGCGGCTAAGCGGGATAGCTAATTGAGCTGCCACCTCACCAATGGGCTTAATGCCGATAGAAGCTAATGAACTGGCTTTCTCGTAAGCGGCCCACTGGCTCTTATTCCCATACCAACCTGCTTTGATACCCATAGCTCGATTAGTCATACCCATTGCACCGCCAATTGACGCAAGGTTCCCAAGGAACCGCCCTGCGAAAAGTTGGGCCTCGTTGGCCTCATCAGCCTGACCGGTAATTGCCTTGGTTATAGCTGCGTAACTCTCAGCATCATCGTGGCCATTTAGTCCGATGAAATCATAAGCTTGGTCAACTATGTTGCGAAACCCGTGGAAATCGCCCGATGCGCCGGCCGCTCTGCGGGCAGAGTTAATTAAGAAGTCGCCAATGTTAGCAGTTGCTTTGGGCGTGTTCAGGGCCGCCAAGTAGCCGATTCCGGCAATTGACTTAGTAGTTTCAATTGCGCTCATATTTTCAGTGGCCACCTTTACACCAGCGACAGTTTCACCAAGGCCTTCACCGACAGAGTAAGTAGCTTTAGTTGCATCAACAACAGCTTCTCCGACCGCTTTTCCGGCCTTACCAGCTAATTGAATCGGGGTGTTAATTGAATCAACTATGAAGCCAGCGCCCTTAAGTAACTTATCAACAAGACCGCCATTAGAATCCTTCGAGGCACTCTGTGCCGCTTGCGCCGCTTGCTCGCTCTTAACAATATCCTCCTGAACTTTAGCATCAATGACCGGAGCTAGCAGCTCGTCCATTTCAACTTCATCAGGCATAACAGTTTGAGCCAGACCATCAGGAGTTGACTCGTAGTTCACAAGTAAGTCTTCAATAGCTGCTTGCTGCTCAGCCTGAAGTTGGGCTTCATTAACTTCACCAACCCGCTTAGCGTCCCGCTGTTGCTTGGGCATCGCATCGTCAATTATCTCTTCTTTGACAAATTGCAACCCAAGCAACTCTTCCACTTCAGGCGGCAGAGCTTCATTCACGTTTGCCATTAGATGTACTCCTATTGTTAATGTTCCGAATAGACGCAATTTGTCTATTGCGGAATTGGTTAATTTGACTTGCTATAGTTGGAAGGTCATTGACAGCAGTTAAGCTTTTAATCCCATAGCTACCATAAGTGTATTGAACTTGCTTAGAGTCGATAAACATATTGGTAACCTCAGGAGATTCCAGTGCTTCATTAACTATAGCATAAGTTTGCGGCGTGATTATCTTAGCTTTAACATACTTGTCAGCTAAGAGCTTGAGGGCCTGAAGACCCGTAAGCGGATTTTTCACCTGCCTGTTAATTGCCTCCTGCTGATATAAGCTAACACTATTAAGCAGCTTCCCCAAATCAGGGCGTCCTTTTTCAGCCACTTCACCGAGGCGATTCAACGTGAAGTCAACGAACTCTTGTTCAACGCCCTCAGTAAATTTATTCTTGCTCGAAGCTGCAATCACAGAATCTTCGTAAATTTTGTCGAAGTTAATTTGGTTGAGGTAGGCATTCTGAATATCCTTAGTAAAACCACCCGCATTATTCCTAATTAACATATCTGCCATCAGAACATCAGTAGGACTTTCGCTGTTAAATGCCCTTTTATTCTGCTTAGCAAACACATCAGCTACAGTATTACGTATATGCTCCGGTAATTTGTTAAATTCAGATATTACTCTACCTTGATAACTTAATCTAGCATCACGCAAAATTCGGCCCTCAAGTGTAGCAGCTTCTTCAAAAGGCACAGATTCATTTGCGGTTTCGAGAAAGTAATCAGAAGCTATGGGTTTGTTCTGCTGATTTAATACGCCATTACCGTTAATTGCCGCGTCGAATAATCTTTGGCCTGCTGGACTCATTGTGCTTCTAATTGCCTTTAAGCCTTCATTGCCTTCTTTATTAGCTACAGTGTAGCTTTCTTTAAGTATCACAGAGTCGCCAATTTTGAAGGCTTCTTCACCAGCATTAGCGGCAGCTTTAGATGCTACTAAGTTAGGCTGTGTCTTATATTCACCGCCATTAAATTCACTTACTAAGTCAGCAGTCGGCTTAACAGAATCTTTATAAATATTATAGTACGGTTGCCAAGCTTCAGCTACTTTAGTTCCACCGCCGCTACCACTACCACTAGCTTTAGTCTTCCCAACTTTATAAACATCAGTCAACAGGTCAGCTGTATTAGGTGTTGAGACGCTGGAGCTAATTGTCTCTCTTTGTTCCATGAACTGCTTCTGCAAATTTGCGGCCCGCTGTTCATCAAACGGATTAGCTCCAGTAGCCAGCATCATACGGGCGGTGTAATTGAGGTCTTTCTGCTCTTTCTGCTTACTTAACTCGTTAAGTTGATTGTCCACTCTGGCAAGGTCTTGCTGATACGCGATGTCACCGGTGCCCAAAAATGGTAAGAGTACCTTGAGTGCCCCCGGAATTTTAGAGCTAATTGAGTTATCATACTCCTTGCGGATTTCATCTTTGCGATTAAGTAACTGCAAAGCCGTTTCACTAGTGTCAATGTCATCTTGGAGCTTGGCTCTATTAAGTGCTTCTTGATGCGTGTTATTAATTGAGTTGGCTTGGTCAATGTACTCCTGGGCCAAAGCAGCACCCACTGGAGATTGAGCAGCATCAAGTTCCTTAAAGGTGTTTTGCGGCTTGGAGCTACTCCACGAATAAGGAACTTTCTCGTGCTCAGCAATATAATTAACCAAGGCCTCTTCCGTCAACGGATTTAATTTACTACTATTTTCGGCCATAACTTAATCTCCTTCAAATTAGAAAAGGCCCCTTGGGCTAAACTGTCCCTCAATACCACTAGACAATTTGTAGTCACTCTTGCTAGTGGTGCTAGTTCCTTGCGACTTAGTTTCAGCACCTTTCAAGACGTTAAGCAGGCTGTTAAGAGCTTCCAAGCTAATTGACTCATCCTGAGCCAGAGAGTTAAGCAGCACCTGGCTCGCATTAAGTTGCTGATTGCCGGCTTGAGCTTCGAGTTCAGCGCGTTTTCCTGCTAATTGAGTTGCCGCATTGGTAACGGCCTCGTCGTAGAAAGCCTGCACAAGTGAGTTGTCAGCGGCACCAACCGACCTAGCTAAGTCCTGGTAACTTTGCCCGAGGGCTTCATCAGACTGTTTCTTAGCAGCCGCCATAATAGCATCTACATCGATATTACCGTCTTCGGCAAGTTGGCTCAAAGTGTCATAAGCTCCGGTGGCCCGAGGGTCTTCCTCGTTAATTATGTCGCTATAAGCACCAAGGTTATCCAAGGCCGCTTCATTGAGAGCGTCAAGTAACTCGGACCTAAATTGTGTAGTATATGAACTTTCCTGCGTCTTAGACTTCTCTTTAGAATAAGAACCAGAAAGTTTACTGGTTAATCCGGTCATACCAAACATTTAATTATCTCCTTTCATCTTAATTAACTTTCTTCAAAATTGGCCGCTCGTTGCATAGCCCGTAGGCGCGTTCTAGAAATGCCGTCCATTGAACGAGGTCGCCATTGGTCTTAATTGACGGCCGAACGAGCTGGGCGCATTGAACTTTCTGCACAATTACCCGCTCAGTCGAGCAAGCACTCAGCAGGCACAGGGCTGCTATAATAATCAGCACAACTGTTATTGCTGCTATTAATTTCATTAAAGCGCTTATTAACTTCAATAGAAGCTTGAGCGATTTTATCATCTGTTTGCTCCTTAACTTTTATAAGTTCATTAACTTCAGTTTTCGCCCTAGCATATCCAGCGGCTTCGCGGCGTTCGGCGTACCAAATTGACATCATCAAGCCAATTAGCAGCAGGGCCAAAAAAG